GCAGATGCAGCAAATGCAACAGCAAATACAGGCCATGGGTGACGCGTTGAATAACGCGCACGAAGAGGTTAAGCAAAAGGAAATGGAAGCCGAGCAGAAAGACCTCGCCTTGCTGAAAGAGCAACGCTCACGCGTGCAAGCAGAAATGGCGGCAGACCAGGCGAAATATGCACAGGCTATGCAGCCGCAACAACAAGCAAAAGCACAAGGCGGAAGCGAGCCGGACGATGACGAAGGCGACCTGTTGCCCGTTATCGGTGAGCTGATGAGCCAGACCCAAGAAGACACCCAACACGCGCTTGAGCAAATGGCACACACCATGATGCAAGCGATGGAATCCAGCCAACGGCAGATTGCCGAGCTGATAGCGTTGTCGGCACGGCCTAAGCCTAGCGAGATACGCATCGAGCGGCAACCGGACGGCAGCTTTGTCGGCATGAAGGTCGAAGGCGGGGAGGAAAGCGTCTTGCACATCAACAAGACCGACAGCGGCTATGTCGCTAACAGGCTTTGATATGGGCGTTATAACCGACTACCACAAGACCCGCAGCGTGCTGGACATGGCATTTATCGAGGCGGTGTTTATCGGGCAAGAGCGCGAGTTTTTGGAAGCCGCGCAAGCAAATCACCCCAACAGCGTGATCCGCTCGCCACATGTGGATTTAGGGCTTAAGGGCTATGGCGGGTCAGTGCCTGCCGAATGGGACGGGACAGTCTATGACTGGAACGGCAAACAAATCAATTAAACACTAGGAAATAACAATGACCTTAGCTTACTCAACGGCGGTACGTAACGCCATGCTCGACGCGATCACCACGGCGGCTGGCGCTAATGCAATCTTAAAAATTCAGGATGGCACACGCCCAGCGACGGGCGGCGCGTTGACTAACACACTGTCCACGCATACTTGCAATGCAACATTTGCACCTGCGGCGGCGGCTGGCGTGTTGACGCTTAACGCCATTGGCTCGGCAACAGCGGCATTGACAGGCACGGCGACATGGGCGCGCATCACGTCATCGGGCGGCACGTTTGTCGTCGACATGAGTGCGGGTGCGGATGTCGTGACCACTGCCACGGGTACGGCTGGGCAAGACACCATTACGGTAGGCTCTGCGACGGGTATCCTTGCAGGTATGGGCGTGTCGGGTACGGGTATCGGGGCGGGCGCGGTGGTCGATTTTGTCACCGGTACGACGATCCACCTGACCGTAGTCAACAGCGGTGCGGTATCGGGCAACGGCACGTTTGTCTTTGACTTACGCATTAACCCGGCGGCGATTACGTCGGGGCAGACGGTCAACGTAACGTCGGCAACGATAACCGGCGGAAATCCGTAATGATCCTGCTTAACAGCACCAGCGACAAGATACAGGTCATTACTGATGTTGTTGCCGATGTCAGGGTACACGCCAGTTTTGCGGATTTGTCGGGTACGACGGTCACGCCGGGGCGTACCAATACGGCAGCAATCGTAACGGCGGCGACGACTGATGTTATAGCAAGCCCGGCGGCAAGCACAACGCGCAAGGTCAAGTACCTGTCTTTTTTCAACAACCATGCCTCAGCGACTGTGCGCGTTAAGGTGCAGCATACTGACGGCACTAACATTGAGTTTATCCACCAATCCCTACTGGGGCCAGGTGAATATGCCTACTACCTTGAGGATGAGGGTTGGGCAAAACAAAACAACAGCGGCGTGGCGCAAAACAGCGCCAACAACACACCAACCGATGTGCAAGTGTTTAATGCGGGCGGCTCTTTTACGTGGACAAAACCGACTAACTTTACACCCAAGACCGTGATTGTCGAAGCGACAGGCGCGGGCGGCGGCGGCGGTGGTGGCGCATCATTGGCGACCGCTATCGTTGCCAAAGGCGGCGGTGGTGGTGGTGGCGGTGCGTGGATGCGCGGCGTGTTTGCGGCGACCGACTTGGCATCGACGGTGGCGGTCAGCGTAGGCGTTGGCGGCACGGCGGGCGCTGCGGGTGCGGCAGGCGCTGCGGGCGGCACGGGCGGTATTGGTGGAAACTCGACGTTCGGAGCGTTTTTAACCGCTTACGGCGGTGGCGGCGGTGCGGGTGGGGCAATCTCGGCGGCGGTCACAGGTGGCGGCGGCGGCGGCGGTGCGGGTGGTGCAGGTGCTTCGGGCGCGGCTACAGGCGGCGCTGGTGGTATACCAACAGCCGTGACCAATGGCTCTGGCGGGCAAGGCCTAACGGGAAGCGTAGCCGTGTCCACAACCCAAAATGCAGAGGCAGGCGGCGCTGGCGGTGCGGGTCAGGCGGGGACGCCTGCAGCGGGCAGCAACGGCGGCTCATCCATCCGGGGTGGCGGCGGTGGCGGCAACGGCGGCAACCATTCTGCAACCCCGGCGACTGTTGGGGGCGGTGCGGGCGGCAGGTCTGGGTCTTATGTCGCGGGCGGCGGCGGCACTATCGGCGCAGACGGGGCTGGTGTGTCTGCGGGCGGCGTTGGTGGTGCTGGTGCGGGCGGAAATAGTTCCACCGCCGGTGCTGGCGGTGGTGGTGGCGGTGCGACAATCCTTGCTTCTGCGGCTGGCGGCGCGGGTGGCGTTGGCGGCTTAGGTGGCGGCGGCGGCGGTGGCGGCGGGGTCGGCATGAATCCCGGTTTAGGCGGCGCGGGCGGCATTGGCGGCGCTGGGCTGGTGTATGTTTACTCTTTTTAACCACCCGTGGCACGCGTTGACCTATTCGACAAGGATTTAGATGCCCTTACTTGGTTTTGCCACTGCCTAAAACCAGAAGCGTGGTTTGATGACGACCTAATATCAGCCGCTTCGGTTGCGGGCGTAAACGCAACCGTCGGCGGATCAGGAGGCAATGACACCGCATCAATAACCGCAAGTGTCGGCAGTGGTGCGGCAACCGCACAACTGCAAGCCCAAGAAAGCAACGATGCTGCACAAGCACTGGCTTCCTTATCTGCCAATGCCACTATTGCCGGGATTGAGTTGCCCGATAATGGGCAGGCGACCGCCAATGCGGGGATAAGCACCCAGCTACAAGCGCAAGAATCCCAGGACGTAAGCGCCGCAACAGCCACGCTATCGACCACCACCAGCCTCAGCGGCAGCGAGGCAACAGACACCGGGCAGCTACTGGCAAGCCTTGCCACAAGCACCAGCTTACAAGCTACCGAAGCAAGCGACTTAAGCCAAACTTTAGCGTCAGTATCGACCGGTGCCACACTGGCAGGGTTTGGCGCTAACGACACCGCAACACTGCTTGCGAATGTCGGCTTCCCCTCCGCCAGTACATCACTGCAAGGCTTAAATGCAGGCGACAGCGGGCAGTTGTCCGCAACGCTCAGCGTTAGTGGGCAAATGCAAGGAAGTGAAGCATCCGACAGCACAGCACTGCAAGCAACGCTAGCCACTAACGCAAGCCTATCCGCAATAGCGCTAAACGACAGCGCCACTATCCAAGCAGGGGCAGGGTTATCCGTACAGCTTGCGGCAAGCGGAGCAGGCGACAGCCTACAGGCAACGGCAACGGCATCGACACTTGCCAATATCCAAGCGGCCGGATCAAACGATAGCGGATCATTTAGCACCGCCACCGCATCAAATACCAGCATACAAGCGGTTGAATCCAGTGACACAGGCCAACTTAACGCATCCAGTGCATCAAATGCGAGCGTAAGCGGATCAAGCGGCAGCGATACGGCGGCATTTGCCGCAAGCACAGGCAGCAGCCCCGCCACCATCAACCTGCAAGCCACAAACGCGAATGATATAGCTGAGCTTATTGCGACCGTTACGGGCAGCGGCACGGTTGTCGATGCGGTTAATCCGGGCGGTTATTTTGGGCAGGCGGCGGTATTGCGGGCGCTCATGCGCGGCAACCCGGACGAAGCACGCAGCATCAAGGCCGAAAGCGAGCGCATCCGTAAAGAGGTTGAGCGGCAACTTGAGCTTGAAAAAGCCAAGGACTATGCGGACAGGCGCGAGAAACGCTTAGCCCGACACCAACGATTATCGGCAAATAGGGCTGAAGAAAACCTACTGTCAAATTTGGAATTGATGCTTTCAAACGAAGCGCAAGCCCAACAACAGGCCCTGATTGTCAATGAAGAAGAAACAATCGCGCAGTTATTAGCGTTATTGTTATAGAATTAGTAAACAAAACAAGCGTATATGGCGCCCCCATAGCCCCGCCGGAGTAAAAGCAAAATGAGTGAAGACACACAAGACACCGCTACTGAAACAGTAGACCCCGCGCCCGCTGAATCGGAGGCGAGCGAAGGGCAGGAAAACGAAACCGAGCAGCCCGAAGGCCGCGAAGGCCAACAGGAAGAGGAAAAAGTAACCCTCACCAAGGCTGAGCTGCAAGATAGGGAAAATAAGGCCTATGCCAAGGCCAATGCCAAAGCCGAGCGCAAGCTGGAACGGCGTATGGCGGAGATTGAAGCGCGCATTGCCGAGCAAATTAACCCCAAGCAGCCGGAAAAGCTGATGCGGGACATGTTTAGTAGTGATGACGACTATGCCGAAGCCAATAGGCGCTTAGGGGTAGACGAGGCGCGGCGCGAATTGTCGCAACAAGCCGAGCAGCGCAAGGCGGTTGAATTTGTCAAGAAGGCAAGCGCAGCCCCCGGCTTTGATTCGGAGGTGTTTGATACGCTGACGATCTCTGAAGCCATGAAAGATGCGTTGCTGGATTCCGATGTTGGCGACAAGGTACTGGTTTACTTGACCCAAAACCCGGACGAAGCCGACCGCATAGCGGAATATGGCACGGTACGGCAAATTAAAGAAATGGCGAAGCTGGAGGTGGAATTGTCCACCAAGAAGCCCGCTAAACAAACAAACGCGCCACCCGTCGGCACTAAGGTCGGCAGTGGCGGCGACCCCATGCCCAACGGCTACAGCCCTAACTTGTCCCAGTCCCAACACGAGGCCTGGATGAGGAAGAACGGTAGCCGCTGGGTGAGATAAAGGAGAATTGAACCATGGCAAACATATTGCCCACATCGAGCATCGTCGCTAAAACGGCACTGCCAATCTTAAAAAACATGTTGTCGTTTAGCCAAAACGTCAACCGTGATTACGAAAGCGAATTTGGCAGCAACACCGGGCGCGGTTATGCCCCAGGCCAAACTATCAACATCAAGAAGCCACCACGTTACTTGTACCGTGCGGGCAGGGTTGCGGTGCCACAAGACACCGTTGAAACCACTATCCCCTTGACGCTTAGCCAGGGCGGTGTCGACATTGCCTTTTCGAGCCTTGAAAAGACAGTGGGCATGACACAATCCAGCCTTGAGGACAAGATTGCTGCGGCGCTTGCCCCAGTTGCCAACGAAATTGACCGCCAAGGCTTGGCTTTAGCGCATTATTCGGTTTTTAACACCCTAAACCCGACTGGCGTTGTGCCGAATACCCAGGCATTAGCCTTGCAAGCCGCTACCGATATGGGCGCGTTGCTTGACGAAATGGCAGCACCACGCAAAGACCGCCGCCGCACATTAATTATGAATCCCAAGATGAACGGGGCTATGGTGCAAGGTTTCGCGGGCTTGTTTAATTCCAGCGTGCCGCTATCAAAACAGTACCAAGATGGCGTGATGGTCGATTCGTTGGGCTTTATGGTAGCGGTTGATCAAAACGTCGACGTGCATACCAACGGCGCGGGCGCGGCTTCGACCGTCAACGGCGCAAACCAAACCGGCAGCACGATCACGGTGACCGCAACGACCGCAGGTACGATCACACGCGGCACGACGTTTACCATTGCGGGCGTGTTTTCAGTCAACCCACAATCACGGGTCTCTACTGGCAGGTTGCAAAACTTTGTTGTCACTGCCGATGTGGCATCCGGCTCGACCTCGTTGCCGATCAGCCCTGCAATCGTGACGACTGGCGCGTTCCAAAACGTGACCAATAGCCCCGCCGCCGCCGCTGCAATCACCTTGAATGGCTCGGCAAGCACCAACTACAGCACTAACATTGCCTACCATCGTGATGCGTTTACATTGGCTATGGTGCCGTTGGATGTCCCATCCGGCATGGGCGCGAAAGCGCACAGCACCTCGGATGAGGGCTTCCACATGCGCGTACTTGATTACTACGATGGTAAAAATGACGAGGTAAACACTAGGATTGACGTGTTGTATGGCTGGGCAGCAACTTATCCAGAGCTTGCCGTCCGTTACCACATGATTTAAGGAGCTGAAATGTCCGTATTACTTTTACGCCCTTATTTGGGCAACGCCGCCGGGACTGTCGTCGAATTCCCTGCAAGCACTGAAGCGAGCCTTATCGCGCAAAATATCGCGCAAACGGCCTTAACGTCGGCATCGACCCCCGGCAACTTTACTACCAACACCCCCAGCGGCACGGCGGCTATTGCCATTGGCGCGGGCAACGTGGTCATCACCAACCCGCTGATAAACGCCAACAGCATTGTGTTGGCTTATGTCGCACAGGCAGCGGCTGATACTACCTTGACCAGTATCGTCAGGGTCGTACCGGCGGCAGGCTCGGTGACCCTTTACGGCAATGCCAACGCCACGGCGGCAACACTTGTCGATTGGGCAATCATGCCCTCGTGGCCTACCCAATCCCTCTAAATGTGGGCGTGGTGCAATAAAGACAAGAAGCCACCGACCACGGGGTCACTCGTGGTCGAGCTGCTTAATTATTTCCATGATTTAAATGTAAAGGTAAACAAGATTATGAGTACCCAAGAGCAAGCGGCATCCGATTTAGTTGTTATCAACGATAAGCTGATTGCAATCAATGAGCAGTTAAAGGTAGTCGGTACGGAAGTTTCGACGGCAGCGGCGGCACAAGCCAAGGCTATCGAGGATCTGAAGGCGGAATTGGCGGCAGCAGCCACCAACCCGGCAAGCCCATCGTTGCAAGCGGCGATTGATGCAGTGACACAAAGCACAACCGCTTTGGCAATGGCAGCGCAGGTTTTGGACGACATGAACCAGCCTGCCCCTGCACCAGTAGTTTAAAGACAAACGCCCTGGGTACGGCGCGGTTGGTCTCCTCCCTGTATGCCAACCAATAAACTGCCCACCGAATTTTTAAAGGAGCCGCTATGCCTGCCGTAAAAGCCAACCAGATCATAGACGCCGCCTTTACGCTTGCGGGCATTAAGGCGATTGGCGAAACCATTGCGGGCGACGCGAGCGAGTGGGCATTTACCCTGCTTAACGATTTGCTTGACGAGTGGAATACCGACGGCTTATTTATAGCCGACAACACAGAAACCATCATCACGGTATCGGGGCAATCCGTCACTATCGGCACTGGCAAGGTGATTAACGTCACGCGCCCGGTGCGGATGCTGGACACGTCTTTTTTCAGGGTCAATAACATAGATTTCCCGATCCAATGGATCAACCAAGGCGAATATAACGCGATCCCCTACAAAGCCATTACATCCACTATCCCTTACTTTGCCTACTATGATGGCGGCATTCCCGACGGCAATATCTTCTTCTGGCCTTACCCTGCCACTGGCTCTGAGCTGCACCTACAGCTAGGTGTACAGTTTGCCGGTTTCGTGGACTACACCACACCAATCAACCTCGCTCAAGGCTATAAACAAGCCCTGCAATATACGCTTGCCGAGCGCCTATGCACGGGAATCCGAGACGTGCCAGCGCAACTGGCTAAGAATGCTATCCAAGCCCGTGACCATATCCGTGTACTAAACGCTACCGTCCCCACGCTTGAGGTAGGTTATGGGGATACGGCGACGCTGGGCGGTAAAGCCCGTTTCTTGATGGGTATCTGATATGCTGGGCTATAACGTACAGCCAGAATGCAATTCGCGTTTGGCCAATATGTATGCTTCATGCGCTTCTTTTACAGTGGCGAATCTTCCAAGATGTATTTCTTTCCCATTGATAAATATACGCGCCCTATATGGCTTGTTTTTTAGCCCCCTAGCCATTGAATATTATACCATTTTTGAGGTATTAAAATAATGGCGTTGATACGAGTTAACTTTATAGGTCAGTCACAGCAATCTCGCAGCCTGAATGCCAACGCGGAACGTACCGTCAACTGTTATGTTGAGTCCATGCCCGACAATACCCGTGGCACGATGGCCTTGTACGGCACGCCGGGGACTGTCGGGAAGTTGACGTTGCCCACCTTCCCAGTCCGCGCCCTATGGCCTGAAGGCGGCTATTTATGGGTGGTTGCGGGGCTTACGGTGTACCGGGTCAAGTCAAATTACGATTACCAAGCAATCGGCACTATAGCATCCCTAACCAATGCCGTAAGCATGGCAAGCAACGGCAGCCAGATAATCATCGTTGATGGCTCAGGCGGCTGGATTATTAATGTGGCAGCGGCGACGCTGACCAAGATAACCGACGTTGATTTTCCCAACGGCGTACAGCGGGTGGCTTACCAAGATGGTTACTTTATCGTTACGGGCAATGGGACCCAGCAGTTTTATGTTAACCAAAACCCCAATAGCGCGCTAGTGTGGAATGGGCTTGATTTCGCCAGTGCGGAAGGCAGCCCCGACAAGACGGTTGGCGTTATTAGTACTCACCGGGAATTATTCCTGTTTGGCGAATATACGGCGGAGCCGTGGACGGATACTGGCAACGCGTCATTCCCCTTCGAGCGGATCACGGGCGGCTTTGTCGAGCAAGGTTGCACAAGCGCGGGGACTATAGCCAAAGCGGACAATGCCGTCCTATGGCTGGGATCAGACCAAAACGGCACGGGGGTTGTTTATCGGCTTAATGGTTACACACCCCAGCGGATCAGCACCCATGCCGTCGAATTTGCCATACATGGCTATGCAAACGTATCGGACGCATTCGCTTTCACTTACCAGAGCGCGGGTCACCTATTTTACGTCCTACAATTCCCGACCGCTAAACATACGTGGGTGTACGACATATCTACCGGGTTATGGCATGAGCGCGAGTGGCGTGACCCTAAGACGGGCTTAGCGACGCGGTGGCGGGCAAATTGCATCGCTTTTTTTAACCGTAAGCATGTGGTGGGGGATTTTGAAAACGGCAAGCTGTACGAGCTTGACCAAGCCACCTATACCGACGACGGCGAAACGATCAAGCGCATTAGGTCATGCCAAACCCAAGAGAATAACCAGCAAGCAGTCTTCCACAAATCGTTGATTATTGACATGGAGGGCGGCACTGGCACAAGCACTGGACAAGGTATAGCCCCCGTATTGATGCTTAGGTTTTCAGATGACGGCGGGCATGTATGGAGCAATATTAAGGAAGCCAAGATAGGGGCTATTGGTAAATATGGGAGCCGGGTAAAGTTTAATTATTTGGGCATGGCGCGTAACCGCACCTATGAAATATCAATTACCGATCCCGTGCGTTTTTGCATTCTCGGTGCCGTAATTGATGCTGATGCGGGGATAAGCTAATGAGCAACATAGAAAATTTACATGCGCGCATCCAGATCGTCAACCCCGACGGCACGCCCACGCCACCCTTTATGGAAGCGATCCGCGCAAGCCGTAAGCCGATATTGGATATTATCCCCACTGCGGCGGACAATGCTGCGGGCTTCTTTACCTTCCGCCCCCAACACCAAGGGCATTTGTACATAGACAAGGGTACTGTGACGGCAATCCTGCTGACACGGGGCAGTAAGGTAGTGGATTTAAACTCCAGCATGGAAATGGTGCCGCTTAACCCGTACGACGAATTGCAGGTAGTGTATTCCGCAGTCCCCGAAATGCATTGGGTGCCCTGGTGATGGCAAAAGAACTGAAGCGGCATCGGAAGCAAAAAAGGCGGCTGGCTATCCAGCGTGACAGGGCTGTACGTGTCAACGCAGCCATTATTGCAACCCGTGCGCCACCAGGAGGGGCAAGGATAAGCCACAACTTTGCCGACGGCGTGTATTGCCGGACAATGGAGATTCAAGGCGGCACTACTATAGTTGGGGTTGAGCACAAGCTGACTTCATTTGTATTTTTGGCAAAGGGCAGCATAAGGTGCTTGGAGGGCGGCATTTGTGCCGATTATTGCGCCCCAGCTATGCTGGTCAACAAGCCTGGGCAGAAAAATAGCTGGTATGCGTTTGAAGATTCGTTGCTTTACCATGCGTTGCCAAACGCCACCGGAGGCGAAGATATAGCTGAGATATTGGCTAGCGTTACCGACACGCCTTACAGTGAGATTTATGGTCAACCAGATAACGCGCAAACCCTTGCTTATTTGGATCATGTGCGCGCCGATTACCTTGATTTTGTGGCGGGCAGCGGCCTTAGTGAAAGTGTCATTGGTAATATATTGGCTGACACGTCTGACTTGGTGGCTATTGATTCGCCGGATTTTTACATGGCTAAGTCGGATATAGAAGGCTATGGGTTATTTTGCGCCCGTGATGTCCCGGAAGGTTATTTTTTTGGCTTGGCAAGGTTTGACGGCAAACGCAGCCAATTAGGCAGGATGGTCAATCATTCGCCGTTCCCAAATTGCCTTTATGCGGGCGTGGACAGCCTTAATATAGGTTGTTACGCATTGACGGCCATCATGGCCGGGAATGAGCTTGTCGTCGATTATCGGCAAGCTTTGGATGAAAATAAATATTGGAGCAATCAATGTCAATTATAGCATCGGCTATATCAGGGGCTATATCCTCAGGCAACGCGGCAGACGCTCAAGTCGATGCGGTAAAGGAAGCCAACAAGGGAAATTCGGCCAACCTAGACAAGACGCTGGCCTTTTATCGGGAAGCGTTAAATAAAGGGATTCAGTACCAAGACAAGAGCTATGCAAGGCAAGATGCGCTGCAAAAGCCTTACCGGGACATAGGCCTAAGGTCGCAAAACAAGCTGCAATCCATGATGGGCTTGGGCGGGTTGGGCTCCCAAGAAGGCTACCGCTACCAAGATTATGTGGGCAAGGACAAGAATGCACAGGCGGCGGCGAGGCTCAAGGCGCAAATGGACGCGCTGGGCAAGCAGTACGGGTCAGCCCCAAAAGCCTTTGTTGCGGGTGACAGGAATGCGCTGATAAACAAGGACGCAAACAGCCGATGGTGGTATGGGACGGAGGGCGGCAAGGCCGAATTGGCACAGTGGGACGCAGGGCAGGCCAAAGGCAAGGCCGGTTATGCCAAGTCCAAAGCCGCTTATGACGCGGCGCAAAAGCAAAAGGCCGCGCTGCAAGCCCAATATGGCAAGTATGACGCGCTGGGCAAAAAAGGCTACGGACAATGGTTGGGCAAGCAAAAAGCACCCGCCGATTACGGCTCGCTGATGAAAGACTTCAGTATGCAGGATTTCCACAATGACCCTGGCTATGCTTTCCGCAAGCAACAAGGCGAGATGGGTCTGGACAGGGCGGCGGCAGCGTCGGGGCGCGTGGGGTCAGGCCGGTACATGAAAGACGCTATGCAGTTTAACCAAGGGCTTGCAGACCAGTCTTACGGCGACGCTTACAACCGTTTCCAGACTAACCGCGCCAACAAGATGAATGCACTGCAATCGTTGGGCGGTGTTGGGCAAACCTCAGCCAATACCTTGACGGACGGGGCGCGAAACTGGGGCAACCAAAATCAGGCGGGCTGGCAAAACTTCAGCAATAATGCGGGGCAGGCGCAACAAAACTATGGCAGCATGTTGAATGAAAACACGCTGTCGGCAGGCAATGCCCGTGCATCCGGCTACATTGGGCAGGGCAACGCCATTGCCGGCGGCATCGGCAACGCCATGACATTGGGCGCGGCCTTTTTGGGAGGGCGTTAATTTATGCCAATTGATCCAAGGATACCCATGATGGGCCAAGGCGTTGATATGACCAACGCCATTAATGCCTATGCGTTAGGCCGCAAGTTTAAGGCCGAGGACGCGGTGGCTGAAAAGGCTGCAATACGCACCAACACGCTAAAAGAAATGCAGGGCAAAAGCCCTGCTGAGATAGGCAATGCACTTATACAAATCGGCGACCTCGACGGGGCAATGGCTTATGGAAAAAACAACTCGGAGATAGCCAAAAACACCGCCCAAGCCGAAAAGGCGCAAGCAGAGACGGGCAAAACCAAGCAGTCCGTCACGCAAGCCCAGATGGAGTATTCTGGGCAATTGGCAGGCAAGTGGGCAAATGACCGTCGGCTTACTAAGGACACTATCCTTGCGGACATTAACCACGGGCGCGATACAGGCATTTATGACGATAAGGTGTATGAGGCAAGCATCAAGCAAGTGTCATCGTTGCCAGACGACCCAGACGCGCTTAACGAGTGGTCGCACCAGATGCACTACAAAGCGCAAAAAACCAAAGACCAATGGGACGCGAAAAACGTGGACGCAAACACCCAAGCCCAGATCAAGGCGGGCATGGCGCGGGACGAAAACGGCAACTTGGTCAAGGTCGCACAAATGCAGCAAGACCAAGCCAACAAGGACAGGGAGTTTAATTTCGACAGCCAGTATAAAAACCAGCAATTGGCGTTGGATAGGCAGAAGGCAAGCCAGGGCGGCATAGGTGGTAAATTACCGGAGTCCCAGCAGAAGCAGGTGATAGGGGCGCAAAATTTACACAACGCCATTAATGAGTATACCTCTCAGCTTAAAAATTGGAGCAACTTAGATATGGCCTCCCCGGACGCTAGGGCGGCAATGGGGACAAAATACAACAACATGATGCTGCAAGCTAAAGAAGCCTACAATCTTGGCGTGCTTAATGGCCCAGACTTTGAAATACTGCAAAGCGTCATAACAGACCCACGGTCGCTTAAAGGCGCGATCACGTCAAACAATGCCCTTGCTGGGCAAGCGACAGAGCTTGATAGGATGATGGGGCAGTTGGTTGGTGTGTCAAGCCATAAGGTCGAGCAGGGCGAAGGAATGCCAGGCCAAAGCCAACAGCAACCACAAGGCCTTGATGTGCAGTCCATATTGCAGCAGTACCCTGGCGCGACACCGGAGGACGTGGCTAACTTCCTGAAACTACAAGGCGGGCAATAATGGGCAATGTAGACCCTAAATATTTGATGGACGGCCTGATGAAACGTGGCTATACGCCGCAAGCAGCAGCGGGCATGGTCGGCAATGCCGCGCAGGAATCGGGTTTTAAAACAGGTGCGATAGGGGACGGCGGGGCGGCAATGGGCTTATGGCAATGGAATGGCCCAAGAAAGAAAGCCTTAGTAAATTTTGCAATGGACAAAGGGCAAGACCCGGCAAGCCCGGATTTGCAAATGGACTTTTTGCACTACGAGCTTGGTACTAGCTACAAAAAAACACAAAAGCTGATTAACGCCATGAAAGACCCCGCCCATGCGGCCTTAGTGTTCAGCAATACGTTTGAGCGCCCAAGCCCTAAATATGCCAACAACAAGCATAGGATGGGCGCGGCACAGGCATTTTTTAAGATGATAAACCCCGTCGGTGAAGCCAATGCCGATGAAACCCCCTGGCAAGCGCCCAAACAAGATGCTTTCGATCACAAAGGCTTTAAGGCGTTTCTGGACAAAAAACAACAAGCACAGCCACAACCCACGCAAGGTTTCGACCATGACGGTTTTAAGGCTTTCTTGGCTAAAAAACAACCCGCCGCGCATGAAGTTGATCCCGTCAACCAAGCCTTGCGCGATATTGGCGGCGGTGTCATCGAAGGGGCTGGGACTATTGGCTCTAATATCCTTCGCCTTGGCGACGCTTACGATAACCTGGTCGGGAAAAAATACAACCGCCTGCCAAGCCATGAAGATCGCATGGCGGGTATCAGTGCCGCCAACAAGGATGCGGGGGCGAATGCTGACAATATGCTTTATAAGGGCTCTAAGCTGGGTGCTGAAATAGCAGGCAGCGCCGGGGCTGGCGGGGCGGTGGCAAAAGCCTTGCCCGTCAGTAATGCATTAAAAACCGCCATTGCATCGGGCGGACTTGAAGGCGCTGGACTGGCAACCAAGGCGGCGGGCGGGGCAATGGCGGGCGCGGCACAAACGGCGCTGGTCGACCCTGAAAATGCTCTGGCGGGCGCGGCTATTGGTGGTGCGTTGCCTGTCGGGCTGCAAGCGTTTGGCGGCATGGGCAAAGCCGTCGGCAAGGCTATCAAGGGCGCTGGCGTATCGGATGACGTGGCTAACCTAGCCAAACGGGCAAAAGAGCTGGGTATCGACATCCCGGCGGACAGGCTTGTCAACAGCAAGCCCCTGAATGCGGTTGCGTCATCGTTGGATTACGTGCCGTTTAGCGGCAGGGCGGCGACAGAAGCCAAGATGCAAAGCCAGTTGAACCGGGCATTGAGCCGCACCTTTGGGCAAGATTCCGACAATGTCACGATGTCACTCAGGAAAGCCCAAGATGACCTTGGCGGCAAGTTTGACGACGTTCTGAAAGCCAACACGGTAAAGGTTGACGATAAGTTGTTGAATGAGCTGGCAAGCCATGAGACGACGGCAGGCAATGAGCTAGGCAATGACGGCGCTGGGATCATCAAGAAGCAAATCGACGAGATATTGAGCAAAGGCTCTGGTGGCGAGCTGGACGGTCAAGCGGCTTACAACATCAAGAAAGGCTTAGATAGGATCGGCAAGCGCAACACGCCGGAAGCGCATTATGCCCGTGAGCTTAAGAAGTCGCTTATGGGGGCGTTAGATAGGTCTCTAGGCGACGAAGGCGCGGCGGGTTTCAAACAGTTGCGGCAACAGTACGGCAACATGCTATCGCTTGAAAGCCTTGCCAAAAACGGCGTTGAGGGTGATGTGTCGATTGCAAGGATTGCCAACATGAAAAATATCGGCAACAAGGACATGCAGGAACTGGCTGACATTTCCGCACAATTCCTGAAAGGCCGGGAAGGCATGCACGGGGCGGCACAACGTGCCATTACGGGCGGGGCCGTCGGTTTTGCAGGGGGTGGCGCTCCGGCCTTGTTGGCGGCGATAGCGGCAGGGCGCGGCACGAATGCATTGCTTAACAGCAAAGCCGCTAAAGAGCTATTGCTTAGGCAGGGTGGTAAAAGTGGCGGAAATGCACTCAGTAAGGCATTGGTCAGGACTGCCCCGGTCGCTATTCCCGAAAGCCGGTGATAATGCCATAAATAAAGGCTAGTAAGCACATGACGGCAAAGCCAATTAATTTATATTCAATGAAACCCATAACCATAGGATAGCACAATCATGAGTGGGGTAATCGCACAGATACCAGTTTTCCAGTTTAACAACAACGGCGCGCCAATGGTCAATGGCACGTTGACGACGTACATAACCGGCACGTCCACGCTATCGCCTACGTGGCAAGATTCCGCGCTGACGATCCTGAACACCAACCCGATTGTGCTTAATTCACGTGGCGAAGCGACCGTATGGCTTGACCAGTCGGTTGTTTACCGCTTTGTCCTTAAGGATTCGACAGGAACGGTGCAATGGACAAAGGACAATGTCGCCGGGTCACCGTCTGGGTTGAACTTACAGGGCATATCGGCGGCGGGCATCAGCACCTATACCGGCACGGCAGCCCTGCCTACGACCGATTTCGGCGACCTAGTAGTCTATTCAGGGGCTGGCAATGGCACATTGACTCTGCCGGACGTGGCGCTGGGAGCCGCCGGGAACTCGATGATAAGTATCTACAACAACAGCGCCAACCTGCTGACTGTCACCCGGCAAGGCAGTACGGCGCTGATTAACGTCGGCACGGTGTCGGCTGCGAGCATCATCCTCAAGAAAGGCGAAACTGTACAATTGTTGGATGACGGCACAAATTGGGTGCAGGTCGATTCAAGTTCTATACTTGGCAATGCCAAGGTATGGGGGAGCCTCAATGGTGCATCTGGAGCGCTTAGGTCAGGATTTAACGTAGCTAGCACAACAAGGACAACAACAGGCACTTATATTGTTACCTTGTCCGCGCCGATGTCCGATGCTAACTACTCCGTTGTTACGGGCGTGATAAGCGGGGCTGGGGCATCCTCGCAAATTGAAGTTGGTGGCACGGCATCCTCTTTTACGGTTGTCGTGCGGACATTATCAACATCGGCGCTGGTGGATGTAGGTATTGTTTCATTTGCTGTTTTTGGAAATTGATATGCAGCTTGCCAAAAACTTTAGCCGTTCTGAAATGCTTGTCAGCAATACCGCAACACGCCTAGGGTTGTCAAATGAACCCGCCACGCCGGAAATTGAAGCCAACCTACA